CATAAAAAGTTTTCAATGATGATTTTGTTTTACCTCGATACTTATAAAAATCGTAATTGTCTTTTGTAAAATGATTCTTGATTCCAAGATAAGAGTTGTAAACCTCAAATGCTGTCATAGTATAAAAGTAAAATCAAACAGGCAGTTTAGCTTTGGATGTTTTTTTGAGAAAATTAAGTTCCATTGCATTCCAACGGATCTTTTCTTTGAGTGGTTTTGAAATCAATTTAGGTACTGATTCCAATTCAATATTATTCTTTTCGCAGTAGAAAACTATTGCTCCAATATAATCAAGGTCATTATCATTTTTGACGATTTCTTCAACGTCTCTTGCAAACTTTTCAGCACACATAAATTTTTTAGTAAACTCTTCTTCTAATTGATTCTTAGGTGACATAGTTGTCTATCTTGTCTGTTACAAATTTTTTTATGTATTGGGTTAAGAGACGAATATACTTTTCCTTATCTCGCTCTTCATAGACAACAACTTCACCATTAGTACAAGTCATAATGATGACGAATTTCTTTACTGAGATTCCAGTGATCTCATGTAGCATACACGCATAAGCACAACACTGTACAAAATAGTGTTCAATCCAATCTCTTGGTTTTGGTTTTTTTGAAGTCTTAAAGTCGATGATTGCAAGTTCATTATCAAACTCTGCAATACAATCGACTGTTCCCGCAACACCCAAGAACTTACTATAAAGAGAACCTTCTAGGGCGTAAATATTATTTATGCGGTTAAGTTCAGGCTTAGCAATCTTAAACAAATACTCTGAGATTGGTTGGACCGGAGGAAGATCACGATTATACAAATAGTTTTCAATTAAGGTGTGAGCATCAGTTCCCCTACTTGTTGCTTGTTTGGTAACTTTATTTGCCTCATCTTCACCAACCCTCTTCCTCCACTTCTCAAAAATTTCTTTATTGTAGTGGCTAATGACTGATGTAATTGATACTGCCTTAAAGGGTTCATCAGTATCCTCAATATCATAATAACGAACACCATCAATGACCCTCCTTTTAAGATTAGGAAGGTCAAGTTCTACATGATTAAAATTCATTAAGTTACATTCCCAGTTGATGTTTTGCTGTCAGATACTCTTTGACCAGTCCACTACGGCAGACATCTTCAATACCAAATTCAATAGTATCAAAAGATGGCATAATACGCAAGACTTTCATGAAGTCAATAATACCATTCTTTTCATTTGTCTTAATCAAGTCTGTCTGAGTTGCATCTCCACAGAACATGATCTTTGAGTTCTCACCAACACGAGTAATGATAGAATCCAATTCGTGCCCATTAAGATTTTGAAACTCATCAACAATAATGATTGCATTATCAAGAGTTGTTCCACGAATGAAAGAAGTACTCCAGAAACTAATGGTTCCCTGAGTTTTGAGATTGCCATAAAGCATTTCAAAAGAAGCATCATCTGGCATCTCAAACATATACTTTACCATGTTCTTATATGGAATCTGGTAAAGAGAAGACTTATCTTCATGGTCTCCGGGAAGAAATCCAATTTCCCTAGTTGCTACAAGAGACCTTACGATATAAATCTTTTCATATGGCGACTTTTCATTTAATACATCCCTTAGAGCATTGTAGAGAGTAATAAAAGTTTTACCTGTTCCAGCACAACCATAAGCAACAAGATTTTGATCTAAACCATATCTAGAAAATAAAGTCTCTTGATTCTCAGTCAAAGGTTCAATCTTTTTCATGTAGTCAAGATTGATTGGTTTCTTTCTTTTCATTGCCCTATTGCTTGTTCCAAATGGTACTGGATTAGCAGCTCTCTTTTTTGTCATAGAAATCAAATCTTTTTTACTTTGGACTTTGGTGCCTTTGATACTTTGTCTAGAACGTCATTCCATCCTGGATGCTTTTTGATTAGTTTATCTTTCCATTCACCAACCTCTCCTGGTTGAGGACAAGTAGATGGATCAGACCAATCCCGAATCCAATCAGGATTGTCTTCTTTCCATTGATCCCAATCATTAACACTCATCGTGACTTCTTTCTGTTCACCAGTTTCTTTGTGAACTATTGGATATGTTGCCAAAATTTTCACCTCCTAAATTGTGTGAACTTATTTATTGTTTAAATGAGAAGATATTTCCAAATATATCCCTTATGTGTTTTTCTCTTATTCTGACAGACAAGAGTTATTTTGGAAGTAGAAGCATCATTTTCTTTTGCAGCAACAGTCATACTATCATACATTTTAATTAATTTTCCATCAATAGAATACTTAGCTATTTTTTTGATTTTGTGTGATGTTCTTTTATATGGTGCAATATTTGGTTTTGGCGCATCTTTAAAGGTTTTCCACTGATATCCACCATAGGTTTGATATTCTCCTCTGGTTACAGCATCTATCCCTCTACATTCTTTACCAAAAAGATCATAAGAGGCATCTCTGCAACTATCATATGTTTGTATTAGATTTCCATTTAAATCATAACAAGCAACTTTTTTAGAATTACTTTGTTTAATTGCAGATTTCCAATTATTTCCATGCTTTTTGTTCAGAAATCCTCCCCCATCTCCACCATTAGTCATATTATAATATGGATTTAAAGAAGAAACATAGTATACTTCTCTTTCATTTACATTTTTTTCATTACACTCCTCCAAAATATCAAATAAAAAATTACTTACACCATATTTTCTCATTGCATAATACAATTTTGTATTTCTTTTTTTAGAATGAGATTTATGTTGTCTCCATCTTGCCTTTGGGTTTTTAGATTTTCCAACATAAATCTCTTCATTAATGCAATTTGTTATTTTATAAATGTAATGTGAAACCATAATATGATAGTTTTACTCTACCATTATTTATATTTACATCACATTACAAAATCCAATCATTTTCTACTCCCCCAAGTGCTTCGGCACAAACAGGAAATTGCTCGGCAAAGATTTTTTTACATTCTTTGGCAATATCCATATGTTCTTTTTGAGTTCCTGATTTTTCCCGAAGTGCAATATATGTGATCCATGATCTACAACTACCTGCCATATAAAGACGGGTAGGAGTTGCCAGTGGAAGAACGAATCTACAGCACTCCTTTGCGATTCCCATATCAAGCATAGACTGATAGAGAACCATAGAGTCATCAAAGTGCTTGCGAATCTTATTCTCAAACTCTTTCTTTACTGAATCATCAATATCATCAATAGAGTTCTGACGGTTCTTAGTATCCTGACGACGCAAGTCAAAGAGAGGAATACTATCTCCCAGAAGAGAACTATCAGCATAGCGTTGAGAGAACTCCTGATAGGTGAAACTACGGTGCCTGAGGATCTGTGCTGCGATGCCCCTAGTGGTTTCGATCTCAAGCGTCATGAATGCCTGCTCAAAGACGCTCCAGTGCTGGTGTTTCACACAATACTTAAGAAGACCCGCAACGTTTGGATTCTCTTGGTTAGCGGGGTTGCTGACCCTCGCTACGTAACCCATGGTCTTCTCGGCGTCAGGGGTCACAGAAATCAGTTTTACTTGCTCACTCATTTTCTTTCTTATAAGTTTTACGTTTCTTTTTGAGTTCTTTCAACTCTGCTTTGATAAGTTGATAGGCAGTCTCTCCATCAATCTTATCTCCCATTTCCATTGCAATAATAACATCGGTGCGAGTACCAAAGTGTTGCAATGCCCTTTCGAAGGAATCTAAATCTTCATACATTAGTCATAACATCCTCAATAATTGATAATTCTTGTGGTGACTTCTATCACCTTTGTATGTCTTGTGCAAATTTTGTTTTGATAAATTGTGGTCCAAACAAAATTTAGAAAGATTACTCACTTCTATTATATCACCACCAGGAGATTTGACCAACCATTTTCTAGAGTTGTCTGGCATTTTAAAGATATTATTCCTAATAGCATCTTCAATATTTTCTTTTATTGTTCCCCATTTTAGATTGGATAAAGAATTATTATCTTTATCGTCATCAAGATGTCTGACTATTTCATATCCCTTTGGATTTGGAATAAATGCCATAGCAAGAAGTTGATGCAATCCTTTATGCTTCCTTTTTCCCTCTAAGTTGTACAAAGTAAAAGCATAATATCCTCTCTTGTTTTTATGTCCACTGATATATTTTTTAAGTTTAATAGAGTAAATTTTCCCATCCGGATATATTTTATAGTGAGGATACTCATCAAGTATTTTAAAGTCCGTCTCCATCATCATCGTTAACTAATCGGTATGATTTATTTATATGATTAATCACACTATCGTCATAGTCGTCGTCATAAAAGATTTCGTCATAGTCGGTGATTGCTGGACCTAGTTCTTCATACTTATAAGCATCTACATCAGAATAAACTTCTGACTTTAAACATTCTACCAGAGATTCTAGATTTCTAATAATCAGTTTAAGTTTCTCTTTGTCCATTGGAAATCCTGTACCTTTATTATTTTACATAAAAAAAGAGAGGGTGTCAACCCTCTCCAATCACTTAAGTAAGTGAACTTCAGCAACTATC